ATTCTTGAAATTGCCATAGTTTGTCCTTTTTATAGTCTTTTTCTCCTATAATCAATCATATATATCTACAAGGTCAGTTAGTCCGCCTAGCATGTAAGCAACTCTACCACCGTCCATATATCCAAAAGGATTACCAACGTTAGTTGGAGAACTTGACCTACCCATGTCTGCTCCACCACCTCTACCACTATAACCGCCGCCTCCGCCGCCTCCAGAACTAGAAGGACTACTATCACCTTGATAGTCAGTTCCATACATACCACCTGGAGCACTTCCACCTGCGTCTTCTACATAATCTGGTACACCATCGTTGTCTCTGTCTCTAGATCTTCTAGCTTTTTCAGCTTGTGCCGCGTTGTATGCATTTATTTCGTCCTGTAATTTTTTATCTTCTTCAGCTTTTTTAGCTGCAGCGTCTGCTGTTTTTTTATCTTTTCTACGTTTTGTTATTATTTTTGTTTTTTTACGTGCACCTAATATATCTTCTTCTGCTTCATCT